TCCGATCTTCTGAAGTCATCAATCCTTCGGGCTACCGTTAGGTATATCTTCCCGTGGATTTCTACCTCACCTTTGCTTTTATCGGCCATACTATTCCCTCCTTTGTTGACCAATGCCGATGTTACCGTATTGATTATAACAGCGCAACACCTTATAACAGTTTGAGATATGCGCCAGACATCAAAAAATGTAAGACGTTTATTGACATTATGGAATCGCTGATTCAGAGTTGGAGGTTCCGCCAACAAACAGGGGGTCAATAGTGGCAGAAAACAAAAAGGGGTCATTGGGCTTCAGCCCATTTGGTGAGGCGAGAAAAGAAGTTGAACGTGAAAGCCCCGCCAGCGTGTTAAACAAATTATCCAATTTGCCTAAGTTCAAACAGGTCAGCCGATTCAGGTATGTTGCCTGCTGCCCAGCGCATGACGATCGAAACCCCAGCCTCTCTATCACTGACGCCGATGACAAAATCCTTGTGCATTGCTTCAGTGGTTGCAGTCAAGATGAAGTACTCAACGCCCTGCGGGATCAGGGGATGTGGGCTGAAGCCTCAACCCGCTGGGTCAGGGACTTTTCGGCCGATGACCTTGACTACATGATGCACTGGTGTCTGGTCTATCACGGCGCTTTCAGGCGCGGGGAGAAGCTGAGAGGCATGGACAGCGAAAAGCTACAGGAGTTTGTAAACGTGTTACAAAATCATTCAGCATGGCGATACAAAGTCGTTGAGGAGGATGCCTACCGTGTCTCGTGACGACGATTTGATGGGGAAAATATCTGAAATACGGTCAGCCAGGGGCCACCTATCAGATTATTCAGATTATGAGCAGTACGCAGGCCGAACCAACGGCCATGCACAACCAATGATGTCATCTCTGGCGAGGCTTCAGGCCGCGTCTACCAACCATCGCATCGCAGAGCTGGAGGAGAGGCTCGCTAACGAACGCGAAGTGATCTCAGGCATGATTACTACCGGAACCGTAACGCTCGTCTACGCGCCTTCAGGGGCCGGCAAAACGGTGTGGATTCTGGGTAGCCTGTTTCAGTCCATCCGCAACAACATCATCAAGGGATCTGATGTCATCTATTTCAACGAAGATGACGGGGCTAGAGGTGTATTGCAGAAGGCGAAGATGGGCCAGAAGCACGGCATGTCGATGGTGACCCTGGCTAATTCTCAAGATCCGTCACTCCGTACCGCTCAAGATGCGCTGCACATGCTCAACATGATACGGATGGAGGGGCAGGCAGACGGCAAGATTGTCATTTGCGACACCCTGAAGAAGTTTGCACCAGTCCTGAACAAGGGAGATATGCGGGACATCCTGCATGTTTTCCGGCAGTTTGCGGCTGCTGGAGGGACGGTAATTCTTCTGGGCCACTGCAATAAACACAGATCGCTAGACGGCCGCTTGATCTATGAGGGTGTTGGCGACCTCAAGGCTGACGTTGACAATATGTTTGGCCTAGACCCACTCAACAACAAGTATGCAGACTATCAAGAACTGCTCGTTATCAACGAAAAGGATCGCAGTCAGGTCAGCTTCAAGGGCGGCTTCAGATACCGCCAGACCGGAGAGTCGGTAGGCTATGAAGAGTCTGTTGATTCCGTTGAGTTTCTTAATGAAGATGACATCGATGACCTTAAGAAAAAGCAGACCGCACAAATCAATGTCGGTAAAGCCTTCAATAAGTATGAGGATGAAGTCTTATTCCTTGAGTCAGTGATGAGTAAGGGTGGGGAGTTTAGTCAGACCACGCTGTTCCAGATGCTCAGGGATGAGGACTTGAACCCGAATGAATGCTCAAAGAAGACATTGCGTAACTGCATGGATCTTCTGAGGGGCAATATGCTCAAGCTTAGACGAAACCCTGGAAACAATGCAAAAAACTACCGCTGGGTGGGTGAAAACTGGTGAGAAAAAAATGTGAGCAAAATCAAGAATTTGCCCCAAATGCCCGTTTTGCCCGTGTTTTAGGGGGCGGCCCCCAAAAAGTGGGGCAAAAGGGGCAAAAGGGGCATATTGTTGTTTTCATTGATAATTTTTTTTGGACAAAAATCAATGAAGGTTCTTGATTTGTTTAGTGGCATCGGCGGTTTTGCCCTTGGTTTGGAAAATGCAGGGTTTGAGACAGCAGCGTTTTGCGAGATAGATCCTTACGCTCAAAAGGTATTAGCCAAGAACTGGCCGGAGGTGCCGATCTATGACGATGTCAGACGAATCACAGCAGATAGACTTGTTTCAGACGGAGTTGGAGTTGATGTCATCACAGGAGGATTCCCCTGTCAGGACATCTCCGTTGCAGGAAGCCAAAAAGGAATTGATGCAGAGCGCAGTGGACTCTGGTCAGAGTGCGCCCGTTTACTTGGGGACGTTCGACCCCGATACGCCATCTTTGAAAACGTCACAAACCTGCTTACTGGAGACGGGGGAGATTGGTTTAAGCGAGTTCTCTGGGACATTTCCTCGGTCGGGTATGATGCGGAGTGGCACTGTATATCAGCTTCCGCGATTGGCGCCCACCATCACAGAGATAGGGTCTGGATATTGGCGCACCCCAGCAAGTGCGAACGGCAGTCAGGGGCCGAAGAGCAAGGAGTTTTACGAACACTGTCGCAAGACGGGGCAATCAACCGTGACTCTGGTGGACGAAGCGAGGCATCATTCGCAAGGCAGTGGGACTCTGAACCCAACGTGGGTCGAGTGGCTAATGGGGTTTCCTCTCGGTCACACCGACTTAGATGCTTAGGCAATGCTGTAGTACCGCAGATACCTGAGCTAATTGGAAGACAAATAATGGAGAGAGAATGTCAGAAGCTCACCGATGGATAGTGGATAGAAAAGAAAAGTTGCAATTCTTTATGGATTTTGTGACCGATCAGTTCAATAGTGGCAAGCATTATCTGTATTACATCAAGCCAGCAGGCAGGACTGAGAAGCAGAACAACGCCATGCACCTGTGGTTCAGGCAGATGGCGGAGCAGCTGAACGATGCTGGGTTTTCGGCAACCCACCCCTTCAACGATCAGATTGAGATCCCGTTTACTGAGGGGCTAGTGAAAGAGATGCTGTTTAAGCCCATCATAAAGGCCATGTACGACAAAAAATCTACCCGTGGGCTATCAGGCAGGGAGGTCAGCGAAGCCGCTGAGGTGCTTGTACGGTGGCTCTCAGAGCATAAAGGGATTTATGTCCCGTTCCCGCAATCAATAAAGGATGAGTTATGAAGAATGATGCACAACTAGCCGTAGAAGCCGCAATATCAATGTCCGTGTTACATAAGCAGGATGTGATAATCGTCAGGGATTACGAAACAAAGTTGGCAAAGGACAAATCTGAGGATGAAGAAGTGTTTGAGACAATACGCTATGTGGAGCCTTTTTCATGCGATTGAAGCGTACACCAGCAGACCATTGGTTCAGCCGATGCGTCAGGATGAGAAATGACTTTACTTGCCAGGGGTGTGGCAAGAAGTATGACGAAAGCAGCATGGGCCTGCATTGTAGTCATTATTTTGGCAGAGCAAAGAAGGGTGTAAGGTACGATGCTTTGAATGCCTTTGCCCACTGTTACGGATGTCATCAAAGGTTTGGCAGTAACCCTGACTACTTCTACCGCCATTACATCGACACTTATGGTGAAGGTGCCTTAGAGATACTGAGAGAAAAGGTAGAGGATATTATGCTAGGCAAGCGCATGGTGAAGGAAGTCAAAGACATCGCCAAACATTACAGGGCAGAAGCCGCCCGTATGGAGAACGAAAGGGCGGCGGGTGCAGCAGGGTGGCTAGAGTTTGAAAGCTGGGATTAGTCTAAGTAATCCTCAAACAGCCTTTGCCCAGTTGTAATTCTGGATATTCGATCAATGTTGGCTACACCAGGGGCATACGTCCGTAAAGCTCTAAGCGCAGGAACGGCCGCATCACGATCACCAGTGAGAGCACGTTCAGCAGAAGAGACTAACCCACTGCCAAGCGTTGATACAGCCTCTATCGGGGCGGGAACCAAGCTGACAGGTTTTCCGCCATACTGCTCGGATCGAATATTGACAAAGCCACTAGAGATGTTTGACGCCAGCTGATTCATTGTCGCACTGGCAATTCCTTCTGGCGTTATAACGTCTTCAACATCAGAGTTCTTGGAAAGATCTAAAGTCTTTCTTGCATCATCCCATATCCCCGCTACCACACCGAACAGGCCGACATATTTTGCTGAGTTGAACATCGCATCCTTGGCCGCTTGAGATCCCTCCGCGCTATTCAATCCAAGCCTTTGGGCCTTCAAAAGATTTAGCCCTATTTCTTCTCTAATGTTGTTCATCTGACGATTCATGTACGTCAACATACTGTAGAACATACGGGCATTGGGGTTGTCATGGAACGCCTTGGGTAGTGCGCTGGCGCTTACAGGTTGCCATTTATTTAACGATGACCCAGCAAAGTTGATGATCCACGGGTTGCTTAAATCCTCATCCCTCAGAGCCTTTACGGTAGATTGAAACTCACTTTCTGTAAGACCGCGCATACCGTCATGTTTGCGCAGCTTTGCAAGGTCTTTTTCTTTGCCGCTTTTTGCAAGTGCGATTCCTCGCTTGATCGCGCTATTGGTCAGGATCTCCTGGCCCATGCGGTTTACTGTTGATACGCCACTAACCTTGTAAAGCGCCTGACCCGCTACATCTACGGCCTGAGCAAAACGCGGAAGTCTTATGAAGTTAAACTTGTCGGCTGCATCAGACACCGCCCTTTTGCCTGTATTGGCAAGCTCTCCCATATAATTTTTGTCAAGTCCCAGCTTTTCATTTCCAAGCCATCGCTTTGTATCCATATTGATTTTTGGGATTATCTTGCCAAGAACAGGCGTAGTTCCAAGCTCATCAAGGGCGACTGTCACTGTCCTCAACACCGCAGGCGCGACAGTTTTTGCCCATGCGCTTATCCCGTTTTGATAAACGGGAGCGGTAATGCCCTCAATAAGGTTAAGAGCCGCATTAAGAGGGTTGGCAAGCAGAGCGGTTGATGTAAGCCTGCGAGATACGGCACCCACGGCGTCTCCACCCTTTTTTGATGCGATGATTTGTGATCGCAAGCCGTTGCCCAAGTTAGCAGATACCGCCTTTGCTTTTTCTGCGGCATCGGCCTTTGATAGACCCTGCGCTAGATATTGCTTTCTCGCCTCTCTTCGAGCCTTAACCTGAATCATCTTGATAACGTAGTTGACCCTGCCTTGTGCTTTCTCCGCGTCAGGTAGCTTTAGCGGAGACTTGCCCTGCTCAAGAACAAGCTTCCCAGTTTTCTCATCAATCAAACCAAAACGCTGCGCTAACGCCCTAGCCGTCATTATGTCCTCGGCCATTTCCTTGATCGCGTCGATAGGATTGGCGTAATCCGATACGGTCATATTTACAGAGTCTCTGCCGCCAATCGCTCCCTTTGTCGGGAAATAGTCAGGAGATCCCTTGACGACATCCAAGCCTTGCAAAGTTTTAATTTGTTCTTCGACTTGCTTGACAATTGCCTTTTCTTCAGGCGTTTTTGCGGCCGCGTTGAACATATCCCAAGTGACCCTTTGCTTCTTGGAAATTCTGGGATTCATTCGTGTGCTGAGAAGTTTGAGTTGGTTGTTTTCGTCAAGCAGCTTGTAAGCATCAGCAAAAGTGTTTTCAAAAACATCGTCTAAAGCTCGACGATCATGGCGAATCATTGTTTCTGCATCTTCTGCAAGCTTTGCAGCCCTTTCGCCTACGTTTTTAACAAGCCACTGGCGAGTGCCAAGCAGAACGCTGCCTATCACACCGCTGGCTTCTGCAGGCTCTATGTTTTCTGCGCTTACCGCATCCTCATCTGCATCAACCCGCCTAGCGCGGCGTTTCTGAGTGCTGGTATCTACCTCAAACCCAGGCTTAGATTTTTCTGTAGCTTGAGTGACGGTGACAAATCCTTCTTCGCCGCCTATAAATGGGGTATCTGCGTCATCTGCCCGAGCGACAGCAGCAGGCTGCACGGCATCTGCGCCCTTGGTTAAGAACGCGCCAGACGCACCGCCGACCCCAGCGCCTAAAGCCCCACCAAGGAGCGCACCGGTAAGCCGCCCTTCTTCCTCTTCCCCAGAGAGAAAGCCATACGCGGCACCCTCTGCTGAACCCAGCAACGCAGCCTTTCTCGCTCGCTCCAGCCTAGTTCCGGCCTGAGCTATCTTTGCCATCCCCATCCCAGGAATGAACAACCCTGCGGCTATTCCAGCGCCGGTTATAAACTGTGATGCTCCAGGGTTTCTCCGCTCAAAATAACGCAGTTCTCGCCTAGATCCCTCAATCGCCTTCGACCAACTATCGGCCTCACCAGACATTAAACGGGCCGCAGCATCAAGCTCATCACCTATTCCCGCCGCAGACTCAAGGAAGTCTATGGCCCCCGCCCTCAAAGAACCGTATTCCGCTACGGGCTGACGGCCAGATCTCCGCCTTCTGCTGCGACCTCTCCGTAAACGACGCCGCCTTCTTCTGTCTCGGTCTTCACTCATCTTTTTCTACAACTCGGGTGCCGAAAAATCTCAAGAGATCTGCTGTTTTTTCTGGAACTCTAAATTCAAACGTGCCTTTCTCGCCCCTAGGCTTTTCGTCAGGCGCTTTTTTCGGCGGAACGGGCTTCTGGATGTCTTCAAACTCCAAAAGATCATCTATTATCTCGTCAATATCCACCATACCCTCTTCTGCCGCATATTCCTCCAGAATTAATCTTTGCTCTTCAGAGGTAAACTCAGAAATTCTGTCGGCTTGTTTTTGGGTAACTGCGCGCATCATATCGGGTGGTGTTTCAGAAACATCAATACGACGAATCCTGCTTGTCTGTAGCCGCGCATTTTCGTCTATTAGCTCAGCCCTAGCATCGTCCAAATATTTGGCTCGATCCTCTCCAGGCAAGTCGCTAAGCTTTTCTCCAGCGCCTAGCTCTCCAGCTATGGCAGCTAATTCTTCGGCTCTAACTTGAACGCTGCGGTCGTTAGGTGTGTAAGTATCAATAGATTCTTTTGCGTCTTCGATCGTTGCTTGTTCACGCGCTTTGTCGTCTTGCTGTCTTCGCCATGTGGTTAAGCTAATCGTGTCATTTTGTCTTTCAATAGTTTGTATTATGCTCTGCTCAAGCTTAGCGGCTCGGTCTTTATTTGCTAGGTCATCCCAACTAGACCCATCCCAATGCTTCTCCAGTGCTTCCATATACTGTTCGTTCAGTGCCTGAAGCCCCGCTGTATCTAGCCCAGAAGCCGACAAGTCTTCAATACGGCTTGAAAAGTCTTTATTTATGGGTTCTTGAGTTTTCAAAATACTGTTGCTTCTAAAATCTTGAAGCTGTTCTTCGGCCTCAATTTGACTAGAAACAAAAGAATCTACTTGAGCTTGATATTCTGGCGGGACATTTTTTAACGCTGCGTCTAATTCTTCCTGACTGCCAGATCTTATGGCTTGTTTAATGCCATCTCCATTTTGAGCAATCCACGCAATAGACTCCATTTTTTCTGTTTCTAATCGCGTAGCAAGATCTTCCGCTTTGCGCGTTCTATATTCTGTGTTTACATCAGGATCTTCAAGCATTCGACTGCGGCGAGTCGTAAGTGTGTCGGTTAAACGCTTAAACTCTGCTTCTGAAATTGGTGGCAATCCATTAGCCGCATTTGAGTCGTTAATCCTTTTTCTAAGAGCCTCTGTATCAGCAAGCTCTGCATCAGTTCTCAACAACGCATCAACAGACTTGTCTTTTTTAACTTGCGTTGCCCCTGGTATTTGGCCTTGCAAGTTACGCATTTGATTTAAGTAAAAAAGCTTTTCTTCAACTGTCTCAGCATCTCTGGCTTGAGTTTGCAAAACATCAATTTGACCAGTTAAAGCAGACAAATCGCCCTGCTGAGCAGCTGCCCCCGCCTGCCTAAATGCAGTAATTGAAGCATCCATACGAGCCATTTTGTCTCGTTCTTTCCTTCGATTCTCAGGGCCAAGCATGGCCTGACCAATCGCGCTACCTACATCGTCAGAAAACCCAGGTCGAGCAAGACCGCCTAACACAGCAGAGCTTAAACGTAAATTTGGTAATGCCATTGTTTACTCCGTATCATTCCGATCAAACAAACCTTTTAGTAGATCAAATAACCCTTCTTCATCGCTCTGAGCCGCCGCCGCTAATAAACCAGCACCAACATTACCCACAAGGTTGGCCTGACCAAGACCAGATGCAAGCAGTGCATCAATGCCTGTCATTGTAGACTCGCCAAACAAACCAGTGCCAAATTGTTGGGCTTGCTGACGCAATTCAGCCGCTCGGAGGGCCTGATTAAATGCATTCTGAGCAGATGCTTCAGGAATGAATGCTGACTTAGTAGCTGCAAGAGCCTGCTGTAACCGAGCCGCCTCAAGCGCCTCACGGCCTGTAAGCAACCCTAAAGCGCCTTGTGCAAGCTGAAGACCCATGCCCTGCCTGCCAGATCGCAATGCCTCTGCCGCCGCTCCAAGACCCGCTCCGGTGCTTGAAAACTGTGCCCCCAACCGGCCAGCTAACTCACGCTCAGCTTGAGCCTGTTGCATAGCTTGAATCATCGCAGTGTTTTGCGCTTCTGACTGAGCCTTTGCAAGAGCCAATTGTTCTGGAGTACCGCCATAAAGATTGGTTGCAACACCCAGCCTCCCTTGAGAGGCTAGACGCTCCTCTAATGCAAGCCGTTGACGCTCTTCCTCTGGTGTCTGAGCCGCCCGTATGCGCTCAAAAATAGCCTGCTCTCTTAACGCAGGATCTATTTCAGCGTCTGAAATCAAACCACGAGCTGCAGTTAAATTATCTCTGGCAACTAGATTGGTAAGATTCAACGTTGGCAAATTACGATCAAGCTCAGTCTGAACATCAGCAAGCATAGACTCACCAAGATTAGCCGCTTGTTGTGCACCACCAACAGTAAATCCAGTGTCTCGTATTGCGCGACCAAGCAAAGCGCCTTGAAGTTGTTTGGCTTTGCCAGTTGGCTTCATTGTAATGGCGCTTCCTTTAATTCCTCCGGTGCCAGTTCCTGTCGTAACGGTAAATGGCTTAAAGGCGGCTTTAGTTTCAAGCTGTCCAGCAAGTGTATTTGCCGCTGTTTGAGCGGATGTTCCAACCCCACCAAGCTTGTTATACGCCGCGTTAATCGCGGCTAAGCCTGCTATATCACCAAAAAGCGACATCAGTATGTCCCTCCATCTATTGTGACGGTATCGGCACTCCCCAAGTTGACAACCACATTACCCGTAATTGTTAGATTTGGGACTGTCACCGTTCCTGTAAAAGTAGGAGAGGCAGTATCTGACTTGGTGGCCGATGCTACTGCAATCGCATCAAACTCCGTATCAAACTCACTACCACGAATAATCTTATTGCTATCGCCAGAGGGCAATGTGTCCTTAGCGCCAAAGTTTGTAGTCTTACTATAGTTACTCATACTGTTTTACCTATTAACGCTAATACGTTTATTTCTTGAATCGACAATACAGCGCCATTTATGGAAGACTCAATGCCTATCGTAACAACACCGCCATTGCCATTTCCCTGAACTGAACGTCTTGTAACCAAAAGCCCGCCAGTAAACTTGCCAATACCGTACTCACTAACACCAAAAAACGCTGGATCTTGATCGCCAATATTGATTTCATAGTTTTGAAATGCGGTCGCAAAGTCATAGGCCCATTTAACAAACACCGTGCCATCATTGAGCCCAACCAAAGTCGGACGTATTTTTTTTACAAGCTTAATGCGACCAGGATCGCCAAAGGTAAGCCCAGGACTAAAGTACCTAAACTGATAGCTAGAGGTATTATCCTGATAACCATCATATTTACCCAAGCCATCCGTAGAGCCTATGTACAAAGTGCCGTCTTTGTCTCTGGCAAAGGATTTATGGACTACAGATGTCCATCTAGTTACCCGATAGGCATTGTTTTCAAGCTTTACCTTTAGGTCAAAACAAAAAACAGTTTGCTGACTAGGAAAGCAAATCAAGTAAAATGAGTTTTCTGGGCTGTAAATAGACGCTATTGGCAGTGTTTCTGCGTTAATTACATCAATTAGCTCTGTTTTAATGTTGATGCTTAAGTCTGATAATGGCAAAGACTTCTCTTGTATTGTTCGGCCAAGGCTTCGTAAACCAGAGTTAGACAAAAATAAAATGTCTGTACCAATGCTTTGAATAGAGTTTCGATCAACACAACCTACGCCAGACACAGTGTCTGAAAGGCTCATTACCGCTGGCGTATCTGCATTCTGATAGAGCAAAATGCTGTGCTCGCCAAAAATAGCCAAAAGGTTATTGTGAGCGGCTAAGCCAACCACTACATCATGTCCATCCGGCCATGCTTTTGAAACATTAATAGAGCCGCTACTGCCACTGAGAAAATCAACACCATCAAGCAGATCAGACCAATACACCGTTTGTGCTTCCGATGCGTTATCTGCTATCCACAAGCGTCCAAATGACGAAATAGCCTCGTTACACTTAAGTGTAGCGGCTGTTGAATTGCTATTGACAGTGCTAAAGGTTCTAAGACCAGTGGCATTGTCATAAACCAAAGGATCAAATCCACGTTGGAAAAAGTAAGCTTTGTCGTTGAAGTTGACGATTTTCCAGTTATTGGCATTAATAGAATATGAACCAGGAGTGGCATCAACCAGCGTAGTTGTGCCGGTCATAATCTTGTTGTTACCAGTGCTAAAAATTACTTCATTGTTAGAACCATCATAAAAATGGTGTATGCGATGTAAGTAATCTGCGCCTAAAACTGTCTTGTTAGTTGTAATAACATTGATGCCTTTCCTAGACGCAACCCGACCTCTCTTATCGATAACCGCATTGTCTGCAATTTCAGCAAACGAGGGATCTTGAGATAATGGAGAGTCTTCAGTGTTGATGCCCTTAAATCCTGGGGCAATCAAGTTGATGCTCTGTAACGGTTGCGCCATGATTTATCCTATGGTGTATAAAATATCGTTTCTTCAGGATGTTTTTGCGCGTCAAGCGCCACCGCATCAGAAAGATACTTGTCAGCAATAGAAAAATATTCTGCTGTAGAAGTTCCACCGGTTTCACCGCGTTCTCTGGCAAGCAACGCTACAGCCAAATGGATTACAGGAGTGCTAGGTATAGCTAAAGTATCAGTATCATTCGTAAGTGTTGTCTTGCGGATCACAATTCGCGACTTGAGCGAATAAACACCATCTGGCTTGGGATACACATCAATCTGAGCATCACCGTTTGTATCAACGCCGTTATAGGTGTAGTACTCAGGCGCACCAGATGCTGGATTTTGAATCAAAAACTTATCATCAAACCAATTTTGCGTTTGATACTCCATCATAAGATTTGACGTATCATTGATAAGATTTAACACCTTACCTTTATCGCCGCTGCCAGTAAGTGAATAAGTAAAGTCTCCAGCAGATGTTGTAATCGTAAGTGGAGATCCTGATGTTGTCCGCAATGCTGACCAATCCCAAGCTGACTCCACCATTTCTTTTGCATCATTTACAAAATCGCCCACCATGGTGCTATAGGTATTATTGGTAACTGTCGTAACAGTATCCTCTCTTAGCCTACGCAAAACGTTGTTAACCAAATTTAAATATGTCATGTCAGCATTCCACCAGAATTGCCTGAGTTTCGCTTAATAATATCGTCAAGCATGTCTCCAGAACCCATGCTTTCAAGTTTTGCTAAATAGTCCTCGTCGGTAATGCTACCCTGAAATGGCTCAGGAACATTAAAGTCCAGTCTATACATAAAATCTTTTGCTTTTGGGGCAACAAACCCGCTGCCAGCCAAGCCAGCACCTTTGAACAGGTTTAGTATATCTCCTTCGCCGCCAGGATCTTTGGTTTGATCTTCTGGATCTTTGGTTCCAATAAGATCTTCTACTGGCTCAGGGTCTTTTGTTGCAATAATCTCTGCAGTATCTTCACCGCCTTCTTTATCATCACCGCTACCAAGCTCAGGCTCTTTTTCTTTTGCCTCAGCCTCTCCAAAAGGATCATCATCTTTTACATCAATAATATCAGCGGCTTGTTCTGGAGGAATATCTGGATCATCATCCTTATTATTAATATCTTCATCAGGCTGCTCTCCTGAATCTGGGTCTCCATTATCTTTAACATCAATTATGTCGCTAATAGTTTCCGGAGGAACATCAGGAGGATCTGAGTCTTTTGTATTTAAATCTACGTCTTCAGGCTCACCTTGATCGCTATCATCATCTTTAGTACTAGAATCAACATTTTCTTCTTCGCCGTTGCCATCATCCTCGCCAGTATCGCCATCACCATCAGGGCCGTCATCCTTATTATCAATAATTACATCAATAATTGTGTCAAAAAATCCCTCTGAATCTTTGTCAGCAACGTCTTCGTTGGGATCTTCACCACCATCCTTGGTATCTGGGTCAACATTTTCATCTTCACCTTGACCGTCGTCATCACCGTCACCGTCACCATCGCCGTTAGGGTCAGGGTCTTTTCCATCTATAGTGGTATCAGCAAGCGCACTATCTTCTGGGTCTTTGGTTATGCCTGCATTGTTGGCTACATTTTCAGCTAACTCTTTTTCTAGTTGCTCTGCGGCATCCTTGTCCTTTTCTGTTTCCGCATCATCAAAGTCTTTTTCCCGCTGCTCTGCTAAATCTTTATCTTTTTCTGCCTCGGCATCCTTGTCTTTTTCGGCTTCTGTGCTGTCTTTGTCTTTCCCCTCCTCTTCTTGAATCTCTTTTTCTCGTTTCTCAGCAGCATCCTTTTCATCCTCTTCAGCCTGAGCATCTTTATCAGCTTCAGCATCTTTGTCTTTTTCAGCTTCCTCATCAGCATCTTTATCTTTTTCTGTTTCTTCTTGGTCATCCTTATCTTTTTCAGCTGACTCTTGGTTCTTTTCTTCGTTTTCAGCATCTTTCTCAGCGTTTTCTTGATCTTTTTCTAACCGCTCTGACTCTGCCGCATCTTTGTCTGCATTTTCTTGTTCTTTATTTTTACGCTCTGCTTCTTGGGCATCCTTTTCTTCTTGCTCAGTTTCAGCATCATCCTTAGCCTGCTGTTCAGCAGCCTCATCTTTTTGTTGCCTCTCAGCGGCTTCAGCATCCTTATCCTTTTCAGCCTCTGCGTCTTTATCCTTTTCAGCCTCTGCGTCTTTATCCTTTTCAGCTTCTGCGGCTTTGTCTTTTTCTAACTGCTCTGCCGCGCTGTCACTGTCATCATCGTCATCATCGTCATCATCGTCATCATCGCCATCACCGTCTTCAACACCAGAAATAAAATCACCGATATAACGACTCCAACCAGGCATATCAGCAAGAATGCCAGGATCAAAGTTCTTTAAATCTTCAAGAGTAGCCTCGCCAGCTTCATAACGCTCTACCAGCTCAAGCCATCTATTTATAGAAAACTGAACGCGCCTAGCTTGTTGAGTTGAATAGTCTCTCGTAACAACACGCTGAAGCTGGCTTACAAGCTCAAATATATCCTGAAACACTGCATCAGAAATTGAACCCTGACCAATGGTTATTTTAATTGCCATTACTTACCGGCCTTGAGCTTCATCAGCTTGTCAGCACCACGGATTCCAAAGCTCGCAGATACTGCCAAAAACAATAAATACTGATACCAATCAGGAAGAGAAGCCAACACATCAAAACCATCAGAAACCCTAATAAGAATATCGGGGTCATCAACGACAATGCTATAACCAAGACAGAAGAGAGGGACGGCAAGCACGATAGTCCAAAACTCATCCTTCCAAGAACTGGCTGAAGCCGCTGCCATTTTTGATTCCCAATCGGCATCATTCTGTATTACCTGTAGTTTGGCTTGGTGTTTGGCTTGTGCCTGCTCGTGCCTATTGCTGAGATAGCCCGATGCAAGGTTAGCTATCGGTCCTATTAATGCTTGCAACATTACGGTTTACCTCGCCCACAAATACGTTGAACAGTCTCCGTCTCCCATATTCGGATAGACATCCAAACAATCGTCAGCAACGCACTAATGGCAGGCAATACACCAGCCAATGCGCCAACACCTGTTGCAACTGATACGGTATCTGCTACTTGTTTTAAACCTTCATCAGCCATCAATTACATACCAACAATAATTCGCCATCCTCATTTGTTGTTGTCTGACAAACACGAGGAACATCACTAATAATTTGCTCAATCGAGGTCGTATAATTTGTCCATACGCCCTCAAGCAATGCATTGTTGCCTGTATCAAGGTTTAGTATTGCGTCAAATGCATCAAGAGAAACGTTTGTTACTCCAGTAATGCCAGCATTACCTAGCTCCACAATGCCATCCATGCCTGCTGTAGCAATGTCTGTATTAGCCCCAAATCCTGCTACGCCTAAATCAACTGCGCCCGTAATGCCTGCGGTCCCTAGTGTGACCATGCCATCAATAAAGTCTGAATAATCAGGTGCCGATCCTGCCGCTCCAAGCCCAGCAATGCCGACATCTGCGGTTGCTTGGCTCATATCTGCAAAGGTGCTATACAAGGTTGCATTGCTTTGTGATGTAGCCGCTACACGAGCAAGGCTTACATCAGCGTTGTACTTTGCCATAGTCTTAGAAGCATCAGATTGTACCCACGCCATGCCTAAACTGGTAAGCGGAGCCGCCAAGATGCTAGCCCACTGAATAGCTTGCGATTGTTGCGGCACAGGACTTATGCTTGGTGTTTGAGTTAGTGCCAAAGCCATCACTGCGGCACTAGCCGCCTGCCCATCCCCAGCCGCTGCAATAGCTGAAAGCGCGTCAAACTTAGCCTGGGAAGCCGCCGCATTGGCATTTGCTGCCGCTGTAACAGCCTCATAGTACTCAGTCGTTGCAGAAGCACAACCACCCAACAAAAAACATAAAACAACACCAAGCTTTTTCATTAAACACTCCTAATTAATGAGATTGTTGCAAAAATAACACCACCAGAAATCATTAAACCAAGTATTATTGCCGACACATCTAACATCCTGCGCTGTCTTCGGCGTTGCTTGTAAATTATCCGCTCACGTTTAGCTCGTATTTCTCGACGCATCTGCATCATTTCTTTGTACGTTTCTACCCCATAAGCCCATGTAACTAGCTCGCGTATTTGTTTTTCTTGTTCCTCTACCTTTTTCTTTGCAATAACACTATTTAATGCCTGTTGCTCAACAGATTCGCCATCAAATAACTTTTTAAATAACGGCGGGTTTTCTGCTTCCTTTTCAGCTTCTTTAATATCAGAAACTAAGCCATACCAATGACCCAGCTTCTGTGCAACATGCTCAATCTCTGCACCCTGAGAAACTAACGTCTGTATACCTTTGAAGGCAGTCGACGCCATCGCAATTAAAGATAAAGGATCCATTCATTGGACTACCAAGGAATGCCAGCGCCAACAGTAGGTGTAGCAAGCTCTGCAATTTGTGCATCAATAGCGGCTTCGATAGCAGTTACTTCATCAGTGCCAATCGCAGCTTTTGCCCAACCAATAGCAGTTGCTTCCGTAATGTCAGCCCACTC